TAAATCTAACTCAAGTATTTTACCCCAGTTAGAAGCAATTGCTTTATTTAATCTATCATGAGTAGCATCATACATATAATTATAAGGTTTCATCATATCAACCATTGAGAATGGTCTAGAATCATTTAAATTATATAATGTTCCTACTATTCCAAAGTGACATCTTGATGGATTACTTAATCTATTATACTGAACTAATCTAGGTCTCATATTCAAATAAATATGTTGTCCTATTTTAGTACCTTCCCAAGCTTCATTAATCCAATAAATACTTTCTTCTTCTCCTTTATTTTTATCTATTGTATAAGTTTCAGGATAAAATTTAAAATCAGGTTCACCTGTTTCAGGGTCATAGAATTTTACTTTTTTAATTTTTCTTTTAGACTTCCAATATACTCTAAGTACTTTAATATTACCACTATTATCATAGTAATTATTAGTAGCTGAGGGTCCTGTAAATAATGCATAACTATCAATTACTACACCTTCTTCTGTAGTACCACTTAAATCATTAACATTAATAAAGGCTCTTCTTTCATCTATATTACCCATTTGGTCTGCATAAGCAGCTTGAGGTAAATGCTCAATATAATCCATATCTGCTGGAGATAATGCATCATAATAATTATCAATGATTCTACCAGGACTCCAAAAATCTTCAAGCACAATAATATCAGCATCTTCTATTCTATTAGAGAATCCTGACCTAAATATTCTTATTTTTAATGGATTAATTCTTTGAAAGGTTGGTTCTCCTGATACTATATCAGATTGATAAATTTCTTCACCAACACTCATAGCATCTACAAAACCTGAGTTAAATGTAGTAGGAATTTCTAATTCTTTAGTATAATGTTGTATTAAAGCATTAGCTCTAATCTCTCTAATATCTTGATACTCATAACTATAATAGTCATTTATTTTATCTAGTTCACCATTAAACTGGTCATCTGATAAGCCATTCTTAGATACTAATTTTTTTACATCAGCAAATAATAATTCTTTCTTTTTATCTTCTATCTCAGATATAGCATTTGGATTGGTTACTATCATTCTGAAATCAAATCTTCTTTTAGATTCTTCACCTCTAAGAACATTTAATTTAGCATTCATAATAGGATAATGAGTAATATGTTCAGGTATAAATCCTGCTTGTATAGAGTCAGGATTTAATACTTGATTCATATCATCTACATTAAGTTTACCATTAAGTAAATCATAATTGATTCTTTTATGTATAACAGAGTTTCTTACTAAACTATCAGTAGCAAATGTTCTGTGGTCTGCCCAATCTAAATGTTTCTTTCTCCATTCTTTATTTTTTCTTAAGAAGGATATTTGTTGTGGAGGTAAATTATTTTGAAACATATTTTTTTAAATTTTAAAATACAAAGATATGTAAATTTTATGATATATACAATAAGATAATTAAAAAACTAATGTATTTAGGTATAGTTTATTACTAAATTTACTCTTGATTATTATCTAAATGTAGTCCTAATGCCTTGTAATTCTTAGTAAAAGTATCTTCTTTATAAGGTTTATAGTTATTTGTAAAAAATGGGTCATCTGCTAATTCACTTCCTCTCTCTTTACCTAAAGATTCTGAAGGAGTATTAGTACCAAATAACCTTAACTTATCTTCTCTTATTAACATAAGCATAGCTAAAGCATCATGTCTATCAAAGTTACCATCAGGATTCCATAGTATTAATTCCTTGATAAGTGCCCTTGAGTTAAGTTGAGTAAGAAAAGGTACTTTTATATCTACTTCTTCTTTATCAATAACTTTAGTAACAGTATAAGGTTTTAATAACCATTCTTTAATTGCTCTTCTACCATAAGCTTTAATAGGAGCAGATGATATAGTACCTTTAGCTTTATTTCCATAGTTTGCTTCAACCTTAGTAGAAGCTTTATCTTTTAAAAACTCAAGATTATCTGATAATAAGTAAGTACAATTATGAGTAGAAAAATAAGTAAATAAACCTTTCTTATTATTTTCATAGTTACACTCAGCATTATACATTAATAAAGCTCTTCTACAAATCTCATAAAAATCATTAGCAAACATAGGTCTACCTGTATATTCAAATACAATTTTATCAGTATATAAATCTAAAATATATAAAGAACCTAAAGATAAAGTACCTGAAGCATCATCATCATAAGGGTCAATACCTGCAATATATCTACCTCTATAAACTTTATTATTAGAATCCATTACTGGTAATGCATGTATCTCAATACATCCTTCTAATTTATTATCTTTATGTGGGAATTCTCTAATAGGTTTAACTTCACTACTAGGTTTAAATCTAACTACAGCATCCTTATCTAAAGAGATGAGTCCTACTAAGATATCATCATAACTTTTAGGATTAAAATCTAATTCATTTAATCTATCTGTAAGGTCAGCTACTGGATAAATAGTTCCCTCTCTTTTCATTACAGCTTCTTGAATAGTAATAGCTTGCTCTGCTTTTTTTCTAGTTAAAGCCATTGAGTCACTACTATTATATTTAACTTTAAACCTAGCTTCAAACTCTCTAGTTAAAGCTAATATAACATCAGATACTCCATCCTTATTATAACATCCTTTTCTATTTAGATAAGAACCAAAAAAGAATACAGTCTTTTGTTTACCTTGACTATTTTTATCATACACATTAGGTAAAGCATATACACCATAACCAATAGGATTATAAATCATTTCTAAAGCTCCACTAAAATCTGAACCTTCAGAACCTCCTGTACCAAATCCTACAGCTTGACCAAATACAATATCATCTTCCTGAACATTTGATTTATTAACTCCCCATGTATCAATAAATTTAGGGAAAGCTCCAAATTCTTCATAGATAAAAATATTAGACCTTTTACCCCTGGATTTATCAGTATTATCTTTTGCTGATATACCTAAAACTTCATTACCTGTACCCTTATTAGTATTAGTATCAGCATCTTTATATCCCATCATCCATGACATATCTGCCAAAGAATCCTTTAATCTTTGAGAAGGAAATTGAGTATGTTCAGCATTAAAATCTATAATATCAATAAACTTATTAAGAATACCATCTTTAGTTAAATACTCTTTCTGATAAGCTGTAACAGCTCCTTTTACTGACTTACATGCTAACTCATTCTCTCCACATATAAATAGCTTGGCAAGTCTTGCAGCAGCACTATAACTCTTACTAGCTCCACGTCTAGCTATCTGTATAGCATGTTCTGCTCCTTCCCAATTATTATATATACCTCCATTTCTAGCTTGGTCTTGATAATGAAACCATAAGTAAATACCTTCCCATACCTCAGGGAAGTCAATAACTCTATCAGCTTGTTTAGTACCTTCTCTAATTTTAGATTGAATAATTGGAGTATAGTTTAAATAAAAATACATATCTCCTGTAATCCATTCACCATCACTAGGTCTAACCATTCCATACCAAATTCTTAACTTTTCTTGTCTTAACCATTTACCAAATTCACTACTAGGATTAGCATTAGGTCTTAAGTTAGTAAGTGTACCATGTTGTCTAAAATGATTACCTGTTGGTCTAAAATATTCCATATCCTCAAGTATATGAGGATTAACTATATCTACTATAATTCTATTCTCAATTACTCTTGTATTAGTGGTAATATCAGTAACTATACTTACTTCTCTTCTATCTAAATCTTTAGCATATTTTCTATCAGGACTTATTAATCTTTTTATAAATTCAATATTAGTAATAGCATCTAATAAATCATCTTTTACTTCAGGATTTAGAGATTCTAAATACTCTTCTGTAATAGGAGTTTGATACTTATTTAATATTATTTCTTCCATTTTATATAGTTTAATACTTCTTTTGTAAACTCAATACTTACTTCATTCCAGTTATTTAATTCTTCTACATCAGTAGTACATTTATTACTTCTAACACTTCTTAATACTGATACTATTTCTTTACCTATTTCTTTGTATAATAGTTCAATAGTAAAGATTTTAATAGCTCCAAAGAGTTCATTCTTTTCTATGTTTCTTTTAATAACATAAAGTCCTTTACTTCCAGTAAGATTATTTAAAGCTATTGCTAAATCTTCTACTCTTAATGTATATTTTATATTAGCCATTACATACCATCCTCACATATTTTCTTTTCTTTTTTACCTCTCATTCTACTATTCTCAGTAATTTCTTTAGATATTTCTTTTTCAGCAACAGTTAAGTCTTTAGCTAATTTAGGCATCTGATTAACAGCAGAAGTAATAGTATTAATAGTATACTTTGGTTTACCTTTATCATCAGTAGCATCCATATCTAATTCTCTTAAAAACTTCCTAATTTTAGCTATAGCTCCTCTAGTATCTTCTAATAATAATGAACTAGTTGTATTAACTAATGGTAAATAATCTTTAATAGCTGCTAATATTAATTTATCAGGTTTCCAATTAGAAGGTAAACCTTCACTTTGTTTAATCTTTTCAAATCTTTCATTTTCATCATCAAGATACATGTAGTCACTTCTTGGGTCACATTGAAAGTAAATAAATCCTAATTCTGATAAAGCTTTACTTTTATCTACTGATTTATCTCTATCCCATAGAGCTGCAAAAGACTTTATAAATAAAGCTTCTTCACTTATAGTAAGTTTATAATTCTCAAATTTTACTAGTTTCATATTTTAATTTATATAGAAAAAGCCTAACTGGTAAGAAAGGCTTTTTAATTGTTAAGTATTATGGTAATATTAGATTGGTTGGTGGTAAAATTAAATTACTTTTCTCTTTAGGTGGTTCCATAACTGGGTCATCTACTTCTTCAAATTCATCTACTACATATTTGATGTCATCATCATATAATTGCAAACATAACTCATCATTAATCTCAATGAAATTAAAATTATAACTAACAACTGTATTATAATTTTCAACCATAGCTTCTTTGGTGCTATCCTTACCATACTTTCTAACTTCATATCTTTTAGGATTTACACAAATCATATCTCCTACTTTACAAGCTCTAACAGAACTACCAATTGATATTACAGTCTGATACTCTTTTAAAGCACCTTTCTTAGTTTTACCATCAATTATACCTGCTGCTGATACACTATCTTGCTCATATACATCAGCAGTGGTGATAATACCATTAAACATTGGTGTAATTTTCTTTAATTTAATCATCTTTCTTCTCCCTTAAATTTTTAATATAGATTCTTCTCTTTTTTATTTTTTCTAATTTATCCCAAGTTACATATAGTTTACCTATACTAGGTATATTAAAGTTAGTTCTTAATTTATTAAACTCTTCTTCAGTTATACCTTCTTTTAGTTCTAATTCTTTTATAGTAGATTTTACAAACTCCCAATAAGACCTATAAGCTACTGTAATAACTTCTTCAGGTAAATTATGTTTAACTGCTAATTCTTTAATAATTTTTTGAAATAACTTGTCATATATCATATTACTTTAACTCAAAATGTAATATTAGTCTAAATTCTCCAGCATTTTCCTCAATATTAGGAATATACTTTTTATTTATTTTACCATCAATTATAAGTTTATTCTTTTTTAATTTACTCATAATCACTTGAAAATGAGAAAGAGTAATGTCACATTCTTCTCTAATTTTCTTTTTAGTATCTTCACTCATGACTACCTTATCTAAAATATCTTCATCTTGAATTACTTTAGATAATAAATACCTATGTTTAATAAAAGAGGTAATAACATCAATCTCTCTCCCAGTTAACTTATGTACTGGTTCTAAAAATTCAAACCAATATCTAAAAAACTTAGTATTTAATGAGGTAGGTATTCTAAGTATATTTATATTTTTAGCCATACCTCTTAATATTTATTTTTTTAAATCAGGAATAGTTATACTACCCTCAATTTCTTTTGCACATTTATTTACAAATGATGGTGGAAATGATTTATTAAACTGTACTACTTTAAATAAAAAGTCTAATCTAATATAGAATGATTCTTGTTGAAGTCTTTGTAACTCTTTTTGAAGCATTTCTGTTTGTTGAGTAGCTTGTATAGCAATTGTTTTCATTTGCTCATAAGATACTTCTTGATTAACCTCTTCTTGTTTAGATTGAACACTTTCTAATACTTCTTTGTCATCAGATATTGTTTCTTTTTCTACAATATGTAGTTTATTTCCTTTTTCCATCTTCTTCTTTTTTGTTTTTAACTAGTTGTAAATAATTATTTATATGAGTAGATTCTATTTCAGTACTACCACAATCATCACAGTAACTTATACTATTATCGTAATTCATTATTTTTAATGAGAGACATTTACTACAATAATGTACAGGAATATTATTATATTCTTCAGTAGTAGTCTTATTCTCTACTGGCAACTTTTTTGTATTCTCCATAAATGTCTTTTTTAATCTCATTAATTTTTTTATCTTTCCTATTATTAAAAGGTCTATTAGGAAACTCTTCTCCATTAACACTTGTATGACCTCTTCTCATAGCTCTCCATACAGATTTATGTTTTCTAGTACCATCAAAATAAACTAAATCATGAGGTTTTTCTAAGTCAATACCTTGATTCTTAAGATTATTAATCCTTCTATCCTCAAAACTTTCTCCTACTTCAAGAGCTTTTACTTGTACTGGTAATTCATCTACATCTTCTTTATAATCAGGAAACTTTTCTTTTACAGTATCTTGTACTTTTCTATTAAATGTCTCTTTTTCTTGTTTAGACATTTCTACTTTAAGAGCTTTGTTAAACTCTTTATAACCCTCTTGTCCTAATACTAAATCCTTTTCACTCATAAATATCCTCCCAAATATTTTTAATTATTATTTAATTTAATCCCAATATAATAAATATAAAGCATCATCTTTAATAAAGATAGCAGCTATATTAGTTTTTGTAATTCCATTAGCATTAACAAATTTACATAAGTCCCTGCTAGTAGTAAAGTTAGTTGTTTTTAGTATCATCTTCTTTTGTATTATCTTCTACTTGAGCATAACAAGCAGTTGATACTGCACCAGTTATAAAAATAGCAGAAGCTATGTAAGTATTAAAATTAGTTGGTAATGTTAATCCTGTTGTATTAACTCCTACAGTTCCTGCTATTAAAGCACCTGCAATCCATTTAAATGTTTTGCCCCACTTTTTATAAACTATAGGTGTTGGAGCTTTAAGTCTTTGAATTAGATTCATATTTATATATTTAAAGTATTTAGTGGCGGGTACTGGATTTGAACCAGTGACCTACAGATTATGAGTCTGTTGAGCTACCTGACTGCTCTAACCCGCTATTTTTTGAGCCAAATCTAGGGCTCAAACCTAGTTAAACCACTTTACAAGAGTGGGCTTCATCATCAAAGTTTATTTGGCATTTTAAAAATTATTTAGTTGGAATATTACATGTCTCCACTTAATTCTAACTTCCATCCATTTTGTTAGAAACTAAATAATTGTACCTTGAATGGGACTTGAACCCATACGAGCATTACTGCTCACAGGATTTTAAGTCCTGCGTGTCTACCAATTCCACCATCAAGGCATTATTTCTTTTTTATAATCAGCAAATGTTTTAATAATATTACCTTTAGTATCAGTTATAGTATTATTAGTTTCTTTAGCAAATAATATTTGTCTTAATAATTCTTCTTCTAAGTTACTAGTCATAATCCATGCACTCTTATTAGCAATATTTTGAGTAGGATAAGTTACTTTAATTCTAAGAAAAACCTCATTAGTAGGTACATACATTACTACTCCTTCTACTGTAGAATTAGAATATATATAAATTTCAGAATGAAAAAATAATTTTTTATCTATAATTTTTCCATTATTAAAAATACCATTAAGATTTAAAATAAAATCTCTATCAGCATTCAAACTATTTAATAAAACTATACTCATACTTTATTTTTTATTTGTTGCTACAAAGGTAAGTAAAATAAATTACATTACCTAATTATTATTGTTAAAGTTTTAAGTATTAACTAATATTGTGGAAACAGAGAGACTCAAACTCCCTTAGCTAGTGCTTCAAACTAGTGCATACATCATGTCTGCCATATTTCCATTAAGGGTGTAGTAGGGACTCGAACCCTCCCTCCAAATCCACAATTTGGCACTCTCACCACAAGAGCTTTCCACACAGTGGACCATCCAAGGATTGAACTTGGGACTTACTGATTATGAGTCAGGTGCTCTACCAACTGAGCTACTGGTCCTTAGACTAATTACTTAGCAGCTATTCTAAATAAATATAAGAATTTTCCTACTATAGTCATAAATCCTTCAACTGAATTTACTAAACCAATTAATTCAGAATTAGAATTAATACTTTTATGAAATGCTAATGTTTCATCTTTAAGAGTAGTTAAAGCTACTATTGGGTCAGTATAATTTAAGTGAGTAGTAACTATATCATTAGGTCCAAATTGGAATCCTATAATACCTTGCCCTGTCTCAGATAATTCATCTTG